GCAGACTATATAATTCTTCCATTGCACCAATATTAAATCTTCCTAATGATTGAATAAAAGATCTTTTAGTATTTGAAAATTCTAAAACATCTGATATTCTAAGTGAAACTGCTTCTGCAGTTTTTAATGTAAGATATAATCCTCCTTGTAATATATGTCTTGTAGCTGTATTACTATTAGCTGCTGCTAATTTTTGTAAACCTACTAATGATTTTTGATCTGGCATACTACCGTCTCTTGCTTCATTAAGGCCAGTTACATCTCGCATCATTTGTAAATAATAATTGTAAGACTGAATTAAGCTTGCAATTTTTGTATTACCTCCAGATGCTCTTAATTCTTGAATAGGTACTCTACCATTATTAAATTCACCGTCTTGTGTCATTGATCTACCAATAACACTACCAGTTTGAAAATACATATTCAATGCTTCTTGCGGATTATAATTTGTTCCATTACCTAAATCCACTTCAGCAATGCCGTCCGCATCCAAGAATACCCCATCGGGAACAAGTCTAGATAATACTTGTTGTAATTTTAGATGCGTTATTTGAATCATGTCAGCAAATGTAGTCATTCTACTAACTAACGATTCGGGCTTTCCTTTATATATTCTAGGAGCTACTATATTGTAACTCATTTGTACTTTTGTTATATCAGCTTTCGGACGTGTCATGTTAACACATTTTTTCCATTCTAATAAATTTTCATGCCCAACTATCTTTGCGCCCTCATATAAAACCTCTATTGATCTATTTACTTTTTCAAATCTAGACCTTGCGTCTTTAGGAGGATTAAACTGATCTGTTTTTTCTATAGCTTTTTCTGCACCAGTTGAAGTTTTTTTAATTTTATAAACTTGATTTTCAAATGTTTTATATTCAAAATATAATATATTTACAAAATTTTTATCCTGACTTTCAGCACTATAAGATTTATTATGTAATCTTGTATCTGAACCTCTACCCTCTATTTGTTTTATATCTTCTTCTGTAAGATAAGGATATTGTTTTTTAAGTTCAACAAGACTTATTGTTTTTATTTCACCAACATAATATAAATCATCAAAATAAGGTGACTCAGAATATGAATAAACTAAATTTGCAGGATCAACATATTCTAATTTAATTCCTTCAGCTGTATTAAAACTATTTTTAACAGACGCCATACCAACAACCGCTATATCATAATCTAATCTTCTTTTTAATAAATCATATTTATTTAAATCAAATACATTAGTTATTGCTTGTTCTTGTGCAATTTCTATACTTTGTTTATAGCTTAATTGCATATGAACTTGCAGCTCTTCTTCATCATCAGGTATATTTTGTTGTTCATTAAAAAATGTATTTACTCCTAAACCTTGCTGTATTTTATTTGCAAAATCTGAAGCATACATATCATTTAATAAATTTTCAACAAATTCTGTTCTTCTTTTAGTAGCAACAGGATCAACTGAATATGCTTTTAAATCATAAGTTCTATTTGAAATACCGTTAACAACTATATCTACAAACTTAGGTACAATTGGTACTGGTTTCCAATCTAAATTTAAATAAGATAAATCACCATTAATAGATAATTCATCTTTATATTTTTGTATACTTTGTTCACCTCTAGCGTATAATCTTAATCTATGAAAATTATCTCTATTAGCAAAATAACGGGTACTTCCTGAATCTTTTTTAAACCACTCAGCCTCTATAGCTTTAGCTACTTGCATTCCATATTTTGAATCTGCTTTCTCAACGTCAGGTACTGACTGACTAGGAAAAATACCGTGTTTAAATGTTTGTGCCATTTATCGTATTATTTTTGAAAAATTTCCTTTATTGTTATATTTAGCAAAGCTAAAATTAACTTTATCTTGTAATTTGACCATAGCTTTTGGTGCGTATAAATTTTTATTACATGCCATAATAGCTAAACCTGAACTAATAGCTGCATCAAATTTTGTTCTTTTATTTATATCGAATTTTGCCCAATCTGTTAATGTAGTATTAAAATACATATCACCATAATCACCAGTAGGTTTAACGCCAATATAATTATTAATATAAGTTTCAATAGCAGCGGCGTGAGCCTGTCTAATATCTTCACTTGAGTTTGGTATACCACCTATTTCTTTTTCTGCTACAGATAATTTATTCCAAACCTTATCAGGTCTATTCATTGAATAACCTCTATATCCTCTACGTTTTAAATAATATAATAATCTAGGTTTGTTATTTTCTGCAAGTATTGGCATACCGTAAAATACTAATGCCATTAATACATCTTCAAAAAACATTTCAGCTGTAGCTGGTCTAGCTATATATTCTAAAAAAAACTTATTAGCAGGCGCTTCTTCCATACTAAATTTAGTGAGACCATGCAAAGCACCTTTAGATCCTTTACCATCTGTTGTGCCGGATATATCATAACTATCACAGCCAAAAGCTCCAATGTGATCATTACCAGGATATTTAATTCCATTTTTTATTACTGTTCTGTTTTGCAAATTATTAGGTAAAACCCAAGAAACATTAAATCTGCCATTTAAATTAGGTACAAATGTTACTTCCGTATCTTTGATCCCGTTTTGCCACTGAAAACTGCCACGAGTGATAACAGCATCGTATCTAGCTTCTTCATTGTAGTCAATTTGTTCGTAAATCTTAGCAAGATTAAATATGCTATTGCGAGTTTCATCTCTGAAAGCATGTTCTTCAGTTCTTGGAAATTGCCTATAAAATTCATTTAGTGCGTCTTGATCCCCTTTTAACCCTTCAACTTCATTCTCCCAGTGTTCAACAACGCCGACGTCAATGTACTGCCCATAATTGTCTTCAACTGGTTTTTCTGGCGTATTGAATACAGGTAATCCAAAAGAATCAATGAATCCTTCGAAGTTCCATTCCATAGGTATGAACAAACTATATAGTCCCGAGCGAGTCTGTCCATTGCGGTTTCTTTTTGTAACGTCTGAATCATTATATAGTTTTTTAAAGTTTTCTCCACCTTTATCAAGTGAATTACTTGTTGAACCCATCATACATTTACCTATAACTCTAGATCCCAACCTTAATGTAGTTTTAGTTACACGCCAGTTATTTAAAATGTTTTCGGGTCTTTCCCATTTACCGGCCTCATCATGTACAAGTAACGCAAGCTTTTCACCATCGTAGCTATTATCACCAGTATTTTTCCAATCAATTGTGGTATCAAGACCAGCCAGTTCTTCAGTTTTTTCATTTGCAACTATTTTACGCCTAGTAAATTTACTTGCGGGAACTCTATATGCCAGCTCTGTTTTTGGTCTATCCATTCCATCTTGTATTGGTTTAAAGAAGAATGGGTAGTTAACTGATATTGGCACAACTTTGTCTGTAAACATTTTTTTGGCGTCAGCACCTGATTTTGAAAGTATACCATATCTAGAGTCTGAAGAGATGGTAGCTTGGTTGACAGTCTCTGATGATGCCATGAATGAAAAGCCACTCCGTCTATTTTTGAGGTAGCACATTCCATAACATCTGTTGTCTGCTTTGCAAGCTTCCCAAAATATAAAGAATAATCTGTTTGCTTCTCTAAACTCTGGCTTCCCAACATCAATCTTGGTCCATTGCAAGTACATATAATGAGACCCAGTAATATAAGTAGGATTACCTTTGTTGTAAAACCAATAGCCTTCATCGCGTTTGGTGAATTCTCTATCAATATAAACATGCCATTTATTTTTAAAATCCGCTGGTAAATCTTTCCAATCAAATATAGTTTTTAATTTTGAAAGCTCTTTTGGATATTCTTGCACCGTCCATTTATTATTTTCTTTATTAATATTTTTTGGTGCTGGAGGCAATGCTATTTTTAAATTTTGTATGCTATACACCTCTCCTATTTGCCCAGTCTTACTAATTACAATTACGTCATTTTCTTTATTGTAACCGTATTTCCATTTTTTTGCTTTATTAAGCCGTTTAATTGTATTTATTTTTATAGGCTCTATAACGCTATATAATGACTGCTTATACATTATTTAGATCTTCTTTCTGCAAAACCTTTAAAAGTATCAACTTTGTTATCTAAGGGTTTATTTGCAAGCATAGCTTCTTCTGCTTCTATACGATTAAGTATTTCAAAAGCATCGAATATAGCTAACTTTTTTGTAGCCGCAGCATTTTTTAATCTATCTGCTGCAACATCTTCTTCTGAATCAACAATAGGTTCTTTTGCTACTTTAATTAATTCATCAACAGCTTTTTGTCCAGCTTGGATTATATTCTTTTTCGTTTCCTTGACGTTCATACTTTATAGATATTGAATTTGTTGGTACTCTATACATTCTTTCACCATCAATAATAAATTCATATTCACTGCTTGGTGTAAAACCAACTAAGTCTTCTTTATATATATCTTTAAGATTTTTATCAACGTGCTTTATAATACCTCTTAATGGTATTTCTTTTTCATTTAATAATATATTATTAGATATAATTGGTTTAACAAAACAATAACCTTCTGGAGCTATCCATTTATTATTTTGTTTATATAAAAATATTTGATCAGGCCTTACAAAATATTTATTTTCTTTATAATAAGCTCTACCGTTTTTTTCGACTCCTCTTATATCATACCATCTTCTAAAAACATTATGATGAACAATTACTTCATCACCTATTTTTATATTTGTTTTTTCAGCTTTTGGTAAACCTAATACAATTCCATTTCTACTAACATATCGATGATCAGATATTTCTGAATTTAATAATAATTCTGAATCACCAATTTGTTTTGTATTATTGTATCTTTTATTTTTAGGTTTAATTATAAAATCAAAAACGCTTTGCATTAATACTCTAAATTATATTCAACGGCTATAGCCATATTTTTATTAAAGTCTTTCCATGGTAAAACATTTCCGTTCTTTTTTATAAATATAGAAAACTTATTTTCGCTTTCAACTATATCGCATATAATATGATTTCCATAAACTTCTTGGCCTACAGAATAGTGCATTGCGTCGTTTTTGTAATCTCGACCTATACTAATTTTTCTTACGAGTGACATGCTATTCAACTATATTACTTTCTAATTTTCCAGTTTGTAAATTTACTTTTACGTCACCGTACTTTTCTTTTAGTTCATTTTGGAATACAGATAGATCATTTTGGATATTACTTAAAGCATGCAATATTCCGTGCTTTTGTATTTCTATTTGACCTAATTGAGTAGTTCCGTTGTTTATTTGATTAACAAAATTTTGTATTTGTTTTAATTCTTCTTTTGTTACTTTTTTTGCCATAATATTTAATTTAATTATTTTCTTTTTGGTGGTGAATCTAAAAACCAACCTTTATATTGTTCTCTTTTATTACATATATAATCTATATATTTATCAACTTTAAATTTCCAATCTTTATCTATTTCAGGATTTATAATACCTGATTTATAGTTAGAAAATGTTTTATTAACATATTCTTTAGCATTATGTTGATTAGATAATAAATGATTATTTATACAATAAAACGATCCTCTTTGTATATTGTTCCAAACATCTATAGGTTCTGTATTTTTATTCATAACAACGCTATATACAGCGCTTTCACTAATATGAGTAGTATACACACCTTTAGCTTTTTGTAAATAATAATACATATTTATATTTCTTGGTAAAATGTTTTCTTCACCAAAAAAATCTTTTAATTCACCTATAATCTGATGTGTAGTTATAGGATGAGGTTTAAAATACACATTATTACCGTGTTTAGCTCTTATATGTTTTAATTTATTTAAACATACATTTTCTCTAACTTTATTAGAACCCGTT